GCTTGACGCGGCGAGCGACAAGCTCGATCGACTTATCACTCAGGCAAAGGTGGTAAGCGCGCAGGGATTCCTTGCGATGATGAAAGCGTTGGAGGATCGCAACAAGGTCGGAGGTGCTGGTTCGTTTGGCGCACGCAGTCCATTAGGAGGATTAAAACCCGGCGCTGCTAAACTCGCGACCACGACCAAACCAGTACAAGACCGGACGGATGCGAACGCGATCAAATCAATACAAGACCTGACGGCTGCGACCAATGTAAACGTTGCCGCAACTGACGATGCTACGCGATCTGCGATGGAGGCGGCGCGAGCGGAGTTCGAACTGGCGCAGCAGTTTGAATACAGACAGCAGCTTGCGTACAATGGAGAGGATAGAACGTCGCGCCTGCTAGCTACGTCGGAGGATGCCAGAAATAGGCTTAACGATGCCTTTGATGAAGGCTTGAGAATTTTAGAGGAAAGCCGCAGCCCGCTGCAAAAGTACAACGATGAAATCGAGCGCCTTAGCCGTTTAGAGGAGCAGGGATTAATTACTAGCGAGGCGGCAGCAATAGCTATTGGAAATGCTGCGGCTGCGTTCGTGAACGCAGAAGGCGCCGCGGAGGATTACGCAAGTCGCCTTGCTGAAGTGATGGAGACGGCGAATAAGATGACTCCTGCAATGACTCAGTTGGAGCTTACATCCAAACAAGCCGGGGAAATGGTCGCTGGCGCGTTCGAGGATGCGATCTTGTCCGGCAACAAGCTGCGCGACACGCTGCGCGCCTTGGCGCAGGATCTCCTGCGCCTGCTCTTCCGGCAGCAGATCACCGAGCCGCTCGCGCAGGGCATTGGCTCGGGCGTCGGTCGCCTGTTCAACGCTATGTTTGCAGGTCGCGCGAATGGCGGACCCGTAAACGGCGGTACGCCTTACATCGTCGGCGAGCGAGGGCCGGAGCTTTTCCTGCCGTCGAACTCTGGGAGGATCATCTCAAACTCCGCAATGCGTTCCGGCGGCGGATCTGGTGCGATGGGTGGAGTCACGGTCAACTACACCATCGCGGCGGGAGTGACCAAGGGCGAGCTTGTCCCGATCCTAGAGGCTGAGCGCAAACGCCTTAAGGCCGAGATCCCCGATATGGTGCGCCGCGGTGGCGCCTACCGCGCAGCGTTCGCGTAAGCTATGGCAATCTCCTACCCACTCACTCCTCCGTCGCCGTTCCGCATTGCAAGGCTATCCCTGACCGGCGTTAGCGCGACCTCGCGCAACGTGTCGCCGTTCACGTTTCAAGTTCAGCAGTACAACTGGCCGGGGCAGGCGTGGCTCGGGCAAGTCGAATGCCCTCCGATGGTGCGCGCGGACGCCGAGTCGGTGATTGCGTTTTTGTTGGCGGCGCAGCGCGGCACTTTTTATTTTCAAGATTATGCGAACCCCGCGAACCGCGGAGGCGTGACCGGGTCGCTGACCGTCACGAGCGCGACGGCCAACACCTCGACGCTGACGTTCGGCGGGGCCACCGGCTCCTTCGCTCTTGGGGACTGGCTCCAGATTTCGACTTCGCTTTACAAGGTGATACAGGTCAACTCATCGAGCAGCGTGGACTTGTTTCCGGTCTTGCGCTCGAGCTACGCAGGCGGGACCGCGATCACTTACGCGAACGCCAAGGGTGTCTTTCGACTGGCCGAGCCGAAAGCCGACTGGTCGATTGACCTCGCATCGATCTACGGAGTGAGCTTCGGCATCGTGGAGGATGTAGCCTAATGAGCATAACGACCGCAGGCCGCACGCTCTCCGCTCCAATGGTCGCCGAGGTGACCGCGACGCAGCTTGCACCGATCATCCTTGCGAACCTTCAGTTTTCGACGCCCGTTTATCTTTGGTCTGGCTACGGCTCAATCGGATTCGGAGGAGTAACCTACCTTGGAATCGGAACGCTCGGCACAATCTCGCCGGTTGAGGAGACTACTGACTTAGCGGCGCGCGGCATCTCGATGCGGCTCTCCGGTGTGCCAACCGCTAACGTCGCGCTGGCGCTGACGGAGAACTATCAAGGCCGGGCCTGCACGATCCTATTCGGCGCGCTCTCGCCCACAGCCGGAACGCTGATCTCGTCGCCCGTGACCGTGTTCCAAGGGAAAATGGATGTGATGCAGATATCGGACGACGGCCAGTCAGCGGACATCACGATGACCGCGGAATCGCGGCTGATGGACTTTAAGCGTCCGCGCGAAATTAGGTACACGGACGAGGAGCAGCAAAATCTTTTTGCGGGAGATGTCGGACTAGAGTTTGTAAACGACATCCAAGAAAAGCCGATTTACTGGGGCAACCCCAATCAGACACAGGCGACAAACTGGGACGGCGGCGATATGACCGGAGGCGAGCCGGACGGCTACCGATGACGACGACTGACAAGGCCGCGCTGCTCACCCGCTTTATCGAGGATAGGCGGCGAACTCCTTTCGCTTGGGGATCGAACGACTGCTGTCTATTCGCAGCAGACTGGGTTCTGGCCGCGACCGGGCGCGACATTGCGGCAGACTACCGAGGGCGATACTCGAGCGCGCTGTCTGCGCTGCGCTTCGTCAAGGATGGAGGCGGTGTAGAGGCGATGCTTGAGCGCGCAGGCGGTCAGTCCGTGCATCCTTCGCTCGCGCGTCGCGGTGATGTGATTGCCCGCGATGTAGGCAGCGGCACGGGCCTCGGCGTCTGCATTGGCGCGCTGGCTGCGTTTGTTGCTGAAGACGGCCTGCGGTTCGTGGACTTCGCGCAGGGCTCCTGTTGGCGCTTTTGATTTATGCCGCAACTTGCCATCGCCGCAGTCGTTCTAAAAGCTGCGTTCGCAGTCGGGATTAATCTTTCCGTAGCTGCGGCTATGTATGCCGCCGCGGTGATTCAATTTATCGCTGTAACTGCGGCGTCAATGGCAGCGAGCAAGCTGCTACAGAAAAAACTTCCCGGCTTTGGTGACGCTTCCCTAGCGGACCGCACGCAGATGGTCCGCTCGCCAGTATCCGCGCGGCAGATCGTCTACGGAGAGACCCGCGTCTCAGGCACGATCGTTTACATCTCCACGACCGGAACGAAAAACGAATACTTGCACCTTGTAATTGCGCTTGCTGGGCACGAGGTCGAGGAGATCGGCGATGTGTTTTTCAACGACGAGGTTGCGCTGACCGGCGCAGGGTCCGCGGCCAGCGGACGATTCGCGGGCTATGCCGAGATTTACAAAAAACTTGGATCGGACACCCAGACCGTTGAGACGAACCTCCAGTCGGCGACTTCGGGTCTGACCAACGGACAATGGACGAGCAATCATCGCCTCCGTGGCATCGCCTACATTTACGTGCGGCTCATCTGGAATGAAAAGGTCTGGGTCGGAGGAATCCCCAACGTGACCGCGATGGTCAAAGGAAAGAAGGTTTACGATCCGCGCACATCAACTACAGCCTACTCGGCTAATGCTGCGCTTTGCCTGCGCGATTACCTGACCGACACGCGCCTTGGTATGGCGATGGACGGGACAGAAATGGACGACACAGCCTTTACCGCTGCGGCCAACATCTGCGAGGAGCAGGTGCAAATCCTTCCTGCTTCTCCAACGACCTACGAAAATAGATACGAGGCCAACGGCGTGCTGTTCACTAGCGCCTCGCCGGACGAGAACATCGGCAAGTTGCTTTCCGCGATGGGCGGGCTGATCGCCTACAGCGGCGGCAAGATCGTCCCTTACGCAGGCGGCTACCGCATCCCGACCGTTACGCTGACCGAGTCCGACTTCGCCGGAAGCGTGCAGGTGCAAACAAAAACCTCGGCGCGCGACCGAGTGAACGCAGTCAAGGGCGTATTCGTCTCGGCCAAATCTGAGTGGCAACCGACCGACTTCCCTCCGCTCGTCTCCTCGACCTATTACGCCGAGGACGGAAACATCCGATACTACCGTGATGTAATCCTCCCGCTGACTACCTCGAGCTCGTGTGCCCAACGACTCGCTCGCATCGAATTGCGCCGAGCCCGGCAGGAGATCACGATGACCGCGCGCTTCAAGCTCGACGCGATGCAGCTGAGAGCGGGCGACACGGTGATGCTGACCAACGCAAAATTTGGGTGGACTGATAAAGTCTTTGAAGTGATGGACTGGAATTTTGCTAGCGACGGAGAACCGCCGCAGCTTACGGTTCAGATGACTCTCCGAGAGACGGCGAGCGCGGTTTATGATTGGGATGTTACCGACGAAATCGAGATGCAGAGTGCGCCGACGACGACTCTTCCGAATCCGTTTTCTCTAAGCGCACCGACGAATCTCGCGCTGGTCGCTGACGGAACGACACAGCTTGTGCAGGCTGACGGCACCGCCCTTCCGCGCATAAAAGTTTCGTGGTCCGCTCCAGCGGAGCAATTCATCCAAGCGGGCGGGTCGGTCGGCATCGACTACAAGGAGAGCGCAAGCACGACCTACCTTACGTGGACGACGGTCCCCGGCGACCGGACTCTTGAGTATATTTCCTCCGACGTTAAGATCGGCGTAAACTACAACGTCCGAATCTACGGGCTGTCCTACTTTCAAGTCGCCACGAGCTACGCGACCGCCAGCGTCACGGTGCAGAAGGACACGACGGCACCCAACGCACCCAGTTCACTCACCGCCAACGTCGGCACGGGCCGCGCTGTCTCGCTCGACTGGCTGGACAACACCGAGGCCGATCTCTCCGAGTATGGCGTATACCGAAACACAACCGGCACGACTCCTGCCAACGCGAACACGGACAAGATTGCCGAGGTGCGCGCCTCGCGCTTTGTTGATACCGAGATCGCGACCGGGACGACCTACTACTACTGGGTAAACGCTTACGATGCGCTGGAGAACGTGAGCGGGTTCTCCAACCGCGCGCAGGCAATCGCGACTGGCGTAACCGCTGGCTCAGTTGACCTGACGCCTCCGGCCACGCCCAGCGCGCCGACGTTCTCTAGCGAAACGACGTACCTCGCAAGCGATGGCACGGCGCTAGGACGCATTACAGTCGTCGCTCCTGCGATGCCAACTGGCGGCGCGCTGCTCACGATCCTATTCCGCAGGTCCGGCGCGAGTGAGTGGCAAATTGGAAACCAAATTGGAAGCGGATCAATCGCGGTCTCCATCGACGACCTGACACCGGGTCAAGCTTACGAGTTTGCCGCGCGAGCACTTAGCAATTTCGACGTTCCGTCGTCGGTCTCGGCCACGCTATCGCGCACAGCGCCAAACTACTCCGGTGCGGTCACGGCTCCGTCTGGTGCGACGTTGAGCACGACTGGCGTAAAGCCGCGATACGTTCCCGGCACTACCCTCTTCCAATTCGGCACGCGCGTAAGCTGGAGCTCGAACACGCAAAGCGACTTTGCGTACTACGAGGTCAAGGCGACTAACACGAATAACCCCGCCGCAGTTGATTACACGTGGGGCGGAGACACGCCCGATCTTCCGTATCGCACCCGCGACACATACGCATTTCTCTACAACGCTTTGCTCCAGTCCGGCTGGGTATTCGTGCGCGCAGTAAATCGTACCGGGACAGCGTCTGCTTGGACTAGCGTAGGAAATGCAAATGCAACGGCAGTCTACGGCACAGGCACCGTCTCCAGATACAACGACAATGACGTAACCACTACGGGTCTCAAGACCGGAGGCGGCAGCAGCACGCGACAGATCAACGTCGTTTTCTCGGACTCTGTGGTGGTCTTTCTGGCTGGCGGTGCGCCGACGCAAAACTTTAACGTCAGTCTGACTAACCGCGGCTTCTCGGCCAAGCCGGACATCGGAACCGCGCAATGCGCGTCGAACTCAAACCTAGTCGCGGCTTACGATTTCGACTCAGCCAGCAACTCCAGTACCAACGCCGTGGTCCGCGTCACGACGATTGACGGGACGAACATCCCAACGGGCAATCAGCGTTTCTCGGTCGAGTTCACCGACTACACCTAACGATTATGGCTCTCCAAAAAACCTTCACGCTTCCGAGCGGTGTCTCAGGAAATTACATACGGCTCGTGACGCATCGTTGGGATCGGGCTGCGCGCGAGTGCTCCGCGCTGTTCGCACTCTACGTGGACGCGGCCGCAGCCTCGAGCGGCAAGGCTCCGCTGACGCCGTGGATTGCGAAGCTGTGGCTTACCGGCGCTCAGTTCGACTTTTACCTGAGCAACTCTGAGCTCGAGTCGCCGGGCGTGCTGGCGCAGTTGTACGTCGCTGCTAAGGCCGAGCCTTTGTCCTGTGATTTCGGCTCTGACGCCTTCGCGGATGCGCTCGATGTGTGACGATCTGTGCAATTTTGATTTGGCGTAAGTAGTTGGGCTTCCGCACGTTACAGAGCGGCTGAATTATTATCTTTTAAAACGCAGGCGGATGGGTATGGTGGTCGGCATACAAATGATCACTAATCAAAAATACGAAGCCGCCATCGCTGCGCTCGACCTCGCCTCGCAGAACGGCGCCCGCTCGAAGATGGGCAACCGGACTATGTTCCATCTCGACGGTGTGAACGGCAATCTGCTCCGCAGCATCAAGGCTAAGTACCCTCGGTTCGCTGGCCTCTGGTGGCTCGCTGGTCGTCGCGGCGGTCTCGAAATCTACGCCGACACCTACAAGGCCGACTGAGTTGAGGATTCATCGAGCCCTCTACGGAGGGCTCCATTGAGTCCTCAACCCAACCCAAAAAACCAACGATATGAAAAGCAGCTTCACCGAGATCAACCTCCGCTTCATCGACGCGCACGGCGATTGCTTCGACGTCAACGGACCGTTCGCCAGCGCAGCCGATGCGCGGATGTCTCTCCACACCAAGCCGGAAGACGCGGTGGCTTGGGTCATCGAGCAGACCTTTAGGTACACGCCGAGCTCGGGTCGGTGCCAAGTTCATAAGATTCTAGAGCGCGGCGGTAACGCGGAGGCGCTCGCGCTCGGAGGCTGGGACAACTGAGGACGAACCTATGCAAGACCTAAGCGCCTTTATGGTTCCCGATCTCAGTCTGACCAAGGCCGAGAAGGAGATTCTCATTCATCGCCTCACTCGCGGTGTTCGCCTAGCCAAAGCCCTGTCGTCTTCGGAAATTACCGAAGGCACGAGCGACGCGGAATTCGACGCGCGCGTGGCAGAGCGGTATCTGATTGTACAAGATAAGGCATTGCGCCTTTGCGCCTACGTCGAAAATAATTCCGCTCTGCCGTTCC